TTAGAGCAGGGAGAATAGACCACGGCCCATTCTTACCGTGAGCCGTGGCCCATTAGCCCCATGTCGGGAGACAGCAGGCACGGACCACGGATCACGGATATATACATTGTATATACAAGGTACATACACAAGGTCATTTGTGGCCACGGACCACGGACCACGGACCACGGTGCTTAATTTCGCTATCTATATAGTGTTTTCCAGAGAAATAAAAAAATAAAAAAATAAATTCCAAATAGGCGGGACCGGCGGGACGGCGGGACCACGGGCCTACAGGGCGCATAAACGCTCAATTTTACGGGTCACGTTAGGGTCCCGTTGGATACACCACTTTGTACCAAGCTTGTTAATCAAGCTATTGCTATTGAGGTTTTCCAGTTTTCAAAAAAATTATTTTTAATTCTCTGGAAAATATATATACAGGGGGCAAAAATAAGGTATGGTTAGCCGGACTTACTCACATACAGGGTCTTCGCATGACCAAGAAGAAAAGCCGGTACGCTAAGGTGCTGGACACCAAAGCGGCCTCACTTCCCGAAGCAAAGCAACAGACAAGAACACGACCGCCATTGGCCCAAAAGCGCCTGACGCGTAAGCAAGAACTTTTTGTGCGAGAACTGGTGGCAAAAGATGGGCAAATCACTATGCGGGAGGCGGCGATCAATGCCGGGTATCCTGAACGCTCCGCTCATGTTCGCGCTTCCGAACTGACCAACCCCCGCATCAGCCCCCATGTTTGTCGAGCTATCCGCGAATATCGACAGGAGCTTGATCAGAAGTATGGCGTGGAATACCAACGGCACCTGCGGGATCTGCAAGTGATTCGGGACGCTGCTCTTGAAAACGGCGCATTTAGTGCGGCGGTTCAGGCAGAGTATCGTCGTGGTCAGGCGCAAGGCGACATCTACGTGAACAAGACAGAGATCCGTCACGGTACGATTGATCAGATGAGCAAGGAAGAAGTGTTGAAGGCTTTGAATGAGTTGAAGCAAGCATATGCTCCGATAACGCACGATGCCGGAGCAGGGGACGGAGGTAATCGGTCCAAGGCGCGTGAGCGGTTAGCGGAGGACATAGATGTTTCTGATTAATTTCTTGGGACGACTCTGGTTTGGTTCAGATCGGTGGGATTTGGTTAACGAGAATAAGACTCCAGTGATTTACACCAAGCGCGCATATATGACTTCACTACAACGGTTGGATTTTGAAGAGTTGACGGGTAATGACCGATATTTTGGAAGTAAAAGCAAAGCCAAAGAAACAGCGTGAAGCCAGCTTCTGGCAGGCGTTGAAGAAAGCTATCCGGGATAACTGTCCGGATTGGTCAGCCACGCGGCTGGAGTCGAGGGCTACCTTGGGTGTGCCAGATGTCTTGATCATGGATGGCAAGGGCGATTGGCATATGGTGGAGTTGAAGACCACACACAATATGTCCGTAGACATTTCGCCGCATCAGGTGGCGTTTGCTACTAAACACGCGCGGGGTAGCTGTTGGATTGCAGTAAAGCTGTGCGGTGCCACGGGCAGTGAGATATTCCTGTATCGCGGTGACCGTGCGGTGGATTTGAAAATGGACGGTTTAAACGCGAAGCCGACTAAACATTTCAGCCATCCTGTTTCGTACCGGAGTGTTCTTCACGCTATTGCAACTATGTGATGTATCCCATACTATGGTGATGGGCATATGCCCTGACCAACGGGAGACGAACCATGAGACTTGAATTTGCATTGGCGCTTTTAACAGAAGAGATGGCGTGGTGTTTGAAACGCTACGATCAAGGATCGGAGATTTATCAAGACATTTCTGAAGCTCTTAGGGCCGTTAAAGAGGAAACTACTTCACGGTTGATAGAAGAACTGATTGAGCATGAAGAGCAGAATGATGACCCCCATCATTTAGAAAGCTTGAAGATACATTGGGGCGTAATGAGTTTTGCTGATTTGGTGGCGGAGTATTGCGACACTTTCCCAGCCGCAAATCGGGAGGCCGTGTCATGACAGCGATTGAACAATACGGGCAGGACCCTGCCACCGTTACCAATCCTGCTTATTGGGACTGCGAATGTGAAAAGGATTACATCCGCCCAAAAAGCAAACCTGAGTGCTTTACCTGCAACACCTGTGAAGACGATCAACCGGACAGCCGCGCCGACGAAGTGGCGGCGGCGTTAACGGATGTTGAGCTTTGGCCCTCAATCGAAACGCGAGATCACTACCAGATCCACGGCTGGGTTTCGATGGACACAAAGATTGATGTCTTGGCGCGCAGTGAAGAGGAAGCTATTGAAATCGCCCACATCGTTTTTAATCAGCGCGTATACGAGATGTATCATGCCAACATTGGGGCCGACAACACGGTGGAAAATGAATGGTACGAACCCCATTGCGATCAAATGGAAATTGTGGACGTTCGCGAATATGACGGTGACACCTGCTACACCCTTGAGTCTACGGCGGAGGATGAGTCATGAGCGAACTAAGATTACCGGTGTGGACCGTGGTGTGCGGCGAGCGGTGCAGGTGGTTTCCTGACCATGCCTCTGCAAAGGAATTTGCAAACAATGAATGGGACAAAGAAGCGGACGGTGTGCCCTTTGTCGAATCTCACACCATATGGGATGTGGAAGAGGTCTGCGAGATTCTGAACAACATTGAATCGTTTGCGGACAATGCGCCTGCTCCCGGCGAAATAAAAACGGGGGCGTGGAGGTGAGGTGTTTTCTCTTTTTTGGAGATACGAAGAAAGCCTTAAAAAGCGCAAACAAAAAATCGTTTTGGCAAAAGCATTTCGCAAGCCGATACCTCGGCCATATTTTTATTGGGAGGAAAACGCTATGACAAGAGGCGAAGCCGCCGAGGCTAGATACGCGGGCCTGACTTACGACCATGCCCTGCCGCAGGGTTGGGTGGACGCGTGTTGTGAAAAGGGCCTTGATCCTAGAGGTCATTTTGTTTGGCTTTACGACGATTACGTCGGACGGCCTGCCCCCATCACTGGCGAGGGGGATCGGATTGTATCCTTGCTCGCCCGTGATCCGTAGGTGCTAGCGCCTACGCCAAGCCGCCTTCGGGCGGCTTTTTTATGCTAAAGAAATTTTAAAAAGAGCATTGCGGAGCGGGGGCCGGTATGCGATAGTTCGGTTGCGGCAATGTCGCCGCGTACTTTGGGAGAAGTAACCATGCAACACTCGATTGAAAATTCAGACCACACCCTGACCCGCTTGCTTCAACAGGTGCAGGACCAAGCCGCTAGATCTCAGGACTTTCTGGCCCCCACTAACCAGCTTCAACTTATGACCGGTGATCGGGGTGACGGTAGCAAGGTCAGCCAAATCATTATGGAACAGTCTGGCGGGGCACCGACTCAGATCCTCGCCGCCAATGACGTGGCGTTTGACCAGATCAGCCAGCGGGCCGGTATCGATGTCCGGACTGCCCGCCGCCTTCAGCAGGATTACTCTGCTGAATTCGATGGACTGATTAATGCTATCTGGCAGAAAGAACCGGCGGTGCGGATGATCCGTTCGTTCCAGCATTCTGACCGCGCAGGGACTGCTCGCGCCTTTGTCTCAGACAAGTTTAAGACCTTCGACAATGTTCACCTGCTCAACTCCGCACTGCCTGAACTGCTGGAAAGCGATGCCCAGTGGCAAGTGGTAAACGGGACGGTGACTGACAAGCGCCTATACCTTCGCCTAAAGTCAGCGGTCATCACTGGCGAGGGCGCGGCGGTTGGCGACATCATGGCGCTGGGCATAGGTATGTCTAACAGCGAAGTCGGTTGCGGTAGCGTTAATGTTTACCAAATGTTCTGGACGCTGGCCTGCCTGAACGGGATGCAAACCGAAAAGCGTACTCGCAAGTCGCACATCACTGGGGCGCGGGGCGATGCCGATACTTGGGGCCTGCTGACAGATGAGGCAAAGGATGCTGACAATCATGCGCTGGCGCTTCAAATGCGGGATGTCACTGCCGCATATGCTAGCCGCGAATCATTCGATGAAGTGCTAGAAAAGATGAAAACCGCGCATCAGGACAAAGTCGAGGGCTCGCCGCAGTCGGCAGTCGAGGCCATGGGCAAAGTGTTGGCGCTGACTAAGAAAGATACCGCTAGCCTGATGGACGGCTTGCTCGCCACCATCGGGCAGGCGGGCTATGCCGGTCAGCCAGTAACCCGCGCCACTATGGTGAACGCGGTGACGGCGGTAGCGCATCGGGCGGACGCGGATAGCGTGGACGATTGGCAGAAACTGGGCGGGCGCGTGTTGGATTTGCCCCGCTCCGATTGGCAACGCGTGGCGATGGCCGCATAACCTACACTCCCCAAAGTGTGCCCCGCTCCGGCGGGGCTTTTTTTTGCCCGCGAGGTATGCGATAGTCCGACTGCCGCAATGTCGCGGCTAACTTTGGGATAATTTGTTATGGGAACTACAGTCACAATTGAAGATGTCGAATTGGATAGCGGAACCGTTTATTGCGACCGCGCATATGACATTGTCGAAATCATGAGTAACAGCGGCATTACGTTAGATGATGTGATTCATGAGGCGGTAAGCTCGGGATGGGAATCACCGGAATTGGATTTTGATGCCATTGCCGATTGGATTCCGGCAGGCCATGCAACCGACACGCAACTGAGCGATTTGGCGTACCGTATCGCTCGCGAATTAGTGAGCCGATTGGATAACGTCCGCCAGTGTGCGGACCGGCATCTAGAAACCAACCGCCAAAATGTGGAGCGCATCCGCGAACTGGAGCGCGCCGCCGGACCGGAGGCCGTGACCGCGTAGGCAATCCCGCCTCAGTAGCCCGCCATCCGGCGGGCTTTTTTTTGCCTAGCGTATGCGATACCCTAAGCGGGCCGCGATGGGCGGCGACACTTTGGGAACTGATTATGCAATTACTCGACACGCGGGGTGCAAACCCCAAATTGAAAAAGACGGCGGAACTCGGGAACGTGTTCGGTTCATTTCGTTACGCGGGCTTGTCACTTTATCCCGATGCGGAATTGTGCCCGGCATCTAAGGCGGCGGGGTGCGCTGATACTTGTCTGGCAGATCAAGGGCGCGGGCGGTTTGATAACGTGCGCGAAGCGCGCCAGCGCAAGGCGGCATTCTTCCGCGACAATCGCGCGGCTTTTCTTGATCAACTCCACCGCGAGCTATCCAACTTCGGAAAGCTTTGTGACCGCACTGGGGAGCGCGGCGTTGTCCGGCTTAACGTTCTGTCCGATGTCCGTTGGGAAATGCTCGGCATACCGCAAGCGCATCCCAATCTTTTTATGCTGGACTATACAAAGCGCGCGGATCGGCTTTGCAAAACGCCCGATAATTACCGGCTAATTTTCAGCTATAGCGGGCGGCCCCAGTACCGCCGGCAAAATGAAAAAGCATTAGCGACCGGCTTACCGATTGCGGTTGTATTTCGCGGCGGCTTGCCTGCTAAGTTTCTCGGGCGGCGCGTGATAGACGGGGATCGCTCCGACTATTTGAACGCAACCGAGGGAACCGGGTGCATTGTCGGACTAACCGCGAAGGGTAGCGCGCGTCGGGATCGGTCCGGCTTTGTGATCGATAACCCCGACTTGATCGGGACCGACTGAAACCAGACCCCGCCCCGAGCGGGGTTTTTTGTGCCCGCTGTTTGTCCGTTTTCACTTCCCACAGTTTGTAGGGTTATTCACTCCGCCGCCGACAGTTTTTGGTTTTTGGCACGGGGGGCATTTAAGCTGCCGATTCGCCCAGGCATCGCACACGCCCCCCAGTGTTTACGCGGCTTTCCGAGCGGTTCGCGGGAGAGCGCCGAAAAACGCCCCCTAGAATTTACTTCAAGTGTTTGCCGCAACCGGTAACACGTGGCGCGGGGGCCGCGCCCCCTGCACCGAGCAAAACGCACCGGGGGCACTGGGCCGGGGTCCGGGCACCGGGGGCCAGTGCCCGCGTTGCTTTTGTCATGACGTTTTGACCGGTCAACTGACGTAAAGACACATTTAAGGAAGTTAGCGGGGCCCGTGGGCGGATCGCGTCAAACGGCCCAGCGGCGCGGGATCGCGGCGCATCGCCCGCGCGGCGCGGCGGCGGCCCGGCGAGCGGCATCAAGGTGCATGTTTCTTACAAACAACACAGCGGTGAAACCATATCGATGTTCCACGTGGAACAAAAAAATTGTTAAAAAAAGGTAAGCCGCAACAAAAAGGTCATTTGTGGCCAAGCAAATAAAAAAAGAGTTTAAAATAGTCAAATGTGGCCAAAAATTTTATAAAAAATTTCAAACCTACCGTGTCTTATATGCTTTAATAGTTTTAGGTAATTAAAAGGCTGTCTCATATGTCCATTGAACGCATTACAGATGAGGAAGCGGAAGAGAAGATTCTGAAGCTTGAGTACCGTCTGGCGCAGATTGAGCAGGTCGAAGCTTGCCAAAACGAGTTTTTAAGCTTTGTTCGCAGCATGTGGCCGGAGTTCATTGCGGGCAGGCACCACCGAATCATGGCGGAGAAGCTTGAGAGGGTGGCTAAAGGCGAGTTAAAGCGCCTGATCATCAACATGCCGCCGCGCCACACCAAATCTGAATTTGCCAGTTTCTTGTTTCCGGCGTGGATGATCGGGAAAAACCCGGCGATGAAGATCATTCAGGCCACTCACACCACGGAGCTTGCGGTCAATTTTGGCCGAAAAGTCAAAAACCTTTTGGAACGCGAGGATTATCTTGAGATATTCCCGGACGCGGCCCTTTCAGCGGATTCCAAGGCTTCCGGACGTTGGGACACGGCCCGTGGTGGCATGTACTACGGCGTGGGTGTTGGCTCAAACTTGGCGGGTCGTGGTGGTGATTTGATCATTATTGACGATCCGCACTCTGAGCAGACGGCGATGTCGTTAAATGGGTTTGATGACGCGTGGGAGTGGTATACGGGTGGTCCTCGCCAGCGTTTGCAGCCCGGTGGAGCCATTATTGTGGTGATGACCCGGTGGTCTGAGAAGGATTTGACGGGCCAATTGATTCGGGCGCAGGCGCGGGATAGTTTGGCGGACAACTGGGAAGTCATTGAATTTCCTATGGAAATGCCGTCTGGCAAGCCTTTGTGGCCGCAATTTTGGTCATTTGAGGAGATGCAGGCGGTAAAGGCGTCGATTCCGTTGCCCAAATGGAACGCGCAGTACCAACAAAACCCGACCGGCGACGAAAACGCGATTATCAAGCGGGAGTGGTGGAATGTTTGGGACAAGCAGAACATTCCGCAATTGCAATATGTTATTCAGAGCTATGACACGGCGTTTTCCAAAAGCACTAGGGCTGACTATAGTGCGATTACGACGTGGGGGGTGTTTTATCCGGAAGAAGGAACGGTAGCGGCGTTGATTTTGCTGGACGCTAAAAAAGGTCGCTGGGATTTCCCGGAGTTAAAACAGATGGCGATGGAGGCGTACAAGTTTTGGGAGCCTGAAACGGTCATTATTGAGGCCAAGGCGAGCGGTATGCCTTTGACCCATGAGCTACGAAACATGGGAATTCCTGTGGTAAACTTTACCCCTAGCCGAGGAAATGACAAGGTGTCAAGGGTTCACAGTGTTTCTACTTTGTTTGAGAGTGGGATGATTTGGGCACCGGACGAGTCGTGGGCACACGAAGTTATTGAGGAGTGTGCGGCGTTTCCTAACGGGGAGCATGATGATTTAGTTGATAGCACGACGCAGGCGTTGATGCGTTATCGACAAGGCAACTTTATTCAGTTGCCTTCTGACTACTGGGAAGATGAGGGCGCTTCATTGAAGGTCCAACAATATTACGGGTAAATAAGATGGCATTAACTTCAGGTATTGGCAGTCTTGCTGGGTATAACACGGGCGGTAGTGTTCCTCAAGTAGGCGGTTCTGGTGGCACGAGTGCCCCCATGACACTTGAAGAATTTTTGGAGGCCTTTGGTCGTAGTGGCAATGGTCTTATTGGGGGATTAACGGGAGATGTTGCTTACAAGGCTTATTTGCAAGCTTTGGCCGCATCTGGTGGAAATGTCGATGTTACTAATGGGAATATTACCGTTAAACCTCGAACTTTGCCGTCGTACATGAGTGTTAACGATGACGGTAAAATTCTTTTTGCGGAGGGGACGACTAACCGCCAGTTTATAGAGGCCATGAATTTGTTAGGTCTTCTTGGTACAAAGCGCCCGGATGGCCAGACAGATTATCAGTGGTTGCTTGCATGGTTAGGAGACAGTCCCGAAAGCGGCTCTGAAACGTGGTTATCGCATTTTTATGGCAGACCCGATGAGGCTCCGGATAGGGGGTTTTTAAGTAACACGGGCGAGGGCGCTTTAAATTCAGAAAACAAAGCTACAATGACGCGTTTGTTAGATTTATTAGATAATGCGAGTGTGGCGGGTGGTTTTACGCCGAACCAAAGTTTCATAAACACGTATTTGCCCCCTGTAGTACCCGGACAAAGTTTTACTGGCGAATCGGTTACCCGCCCTGTTTTTATTGGACAACCGCCTACCGGCGGAGAAGCAGAAGCACCGTACTATCAAGCATCTGACGTTTTGGTGTCTTCTGCCGAGCAGCCTTCGCTGTATGACTACAACGTAGATCCTGAAACGGGGCTGGGCCAATTTGACCCTTATGCGCCTTTTGAAAGGAAGGACCCGTACACCGGAAAGGTGGATCTGCTATATCCGTATAAGCCGCCCCCGGAAGTGACAATACTACCGGTTCCACCAGAGGAGCCGGTAACGCCAATAGAGCCTTTTGCCCCGCCTTCGACACCGGTTTCTACGGCTCCTACAACTACGTCTTTAACGCCAACAGTCCCCGAGGCTACCACGCCGATATCAACAACTCCTACAACTACGCCTGTAACGCCAACAGTCCCCGAGGCTACCACGCCTGTTTCTACGGCCCCGACAACTACGTCTTTAACGCCAACGGTCCCCGAGGCTACCACGCCCTCCGGCATTGTTCAGGGTCCCCCTCCCGGACCCACGGAAACCACCGACACCGTTCAGGCGATGCTTGATTATCGCCCGGCCATGGGTGAGTACGCCAGAGCGCCTAACTACAAAGATATTGACCCCTTGTTGCATTCTCGGCGGAGGCAGATAAGTGATCTTCGAGAGTTTTTACGGGGCTCTCGCCAAGACGTAAGCACGGAGGATTTCCTGTCCGCATTACAGCAGGCGCAGGGCCGGTATGGTCAGGGGATGACGTATGATCCGGCTCGCGGCTTGTTTAGCAATATCTCAGAAGCGGAGCTAGCGCGACACCGGGAGGCTCAGGGCGTGCCGTTTGGGATTGACCCAGATCAAATGACGGACGTAGAACGAATCCGTGCCAAAATGATGGGAAACCGCAAGTTGCGCGGACAGCAAGAAGTCACCATTGGTGACCGCATGTATTTCTTAGACGACGGAAACATTGTTTCGTATCAGTTCCGAATGCCGGAAATGGGGTACACGCCCACGTTTAATCAGGGCGGAATTGTTAGCGTGGCTGATCAAAACGCGGACCGTGTGTCGGGGGAAGGCATTGAGTCTATGTTGATGACGTATAAGTCGCCGGATGTTGTTTCCCGTGAGCGGTCGGCTGCGACACTTCGTCGTAATTTGGCGAAGGTTGCGCCACGGCCCACGGCCCAAGGACCAGTGCCCACGATGCAACAGGGCATCATGCCCATGGCCCGGTAATGCCTGAATACATAATACCCCCTCCGTTTAAATCCTTTGAGGATTTTCAAAAGGCCTACACCGCAATAAATACGGCGGGTAAAATATTAGGCGGGATTAAAGTAGCAACCAACCCAACACCTTTAGGAATTGCGACTTTATTGGCAAACGAGGTAAGTGAACGACTTACCGATAAATCTATACCCGAACACATACTCAAGTATCTTCGTAAAAACATCAAGCCTGCTACTGGCTCCGGCAACGTAGGCCCGGATAAAAGCGGTACGG